ATCTGATGTTCTTAAAGTTATTAAACAAGATTCTATACAAGAAGCTGAAGAAGCATTACTTGTATCTGAAGAACTTAGAGAGACAAGAGTTCAAGCTCAAAATCAAGCTGCAGAAAAAGCTAAAGCTGATCTTGCTACTAAACAACAAGAACATGAAAAAGAACAATGGGCTCATGAAGCTGATATGATTGTTCTTAAAGAAGAAGAAAGAAGAAAAACTGAAATTCAAAAACAAACTATTCTTTCTATGGGATTTGATGTTAATAAGGATGAAGATAGTGATGGAGTACCTGATGTACTTGAAGTTGCTAAACATGGTGTAGATGCCAACATTAGAATTTCAGAAGAAGCTAGAAAATCTAGAGAATTAGATTTTCAAATTTCTGATGCAAAAGAAAAAAATAAATTAAAAGAAAAAGAAATTGCTCAAAAGGGAGCAGGAAAATAAAATAAGGCTATTATAGTTTAAATAATAAACCTTCATTTTGAATATGTAATTAATTAAATAATTAAACTTAAATTTGTCACAATTATGAGTGGAACAGAGAAAACCATTGACCAATTTGCAGGCTGGGAAGATACTTCACAGCAACATGATTTCTTCGGAGAAACTAATCTAGAAGTAGATGTAGTAGAAATAGCATCTAAAGATGATGTTAAAAGTGAAGATACTCTTGCAAAAGAAAAAGAAGAAAAAGAAGAACAAGAGTTGATTGATGATCAATTTAGTTCTTTTGAAAAAACTTCTAAAGTTGCAACTGAAGATGATGATGAAGATGATAAAGTAACTCCTTCAGGTAAAAAAGAACCAGTAACTAATGTAAATAATAAACAGACTCTTGAGTTCTTAAAAGAAAAAGGTCTTGTTGATTATGAGTTAGAAGAGGGTAAAGAACTTTCTGAAGAAGAAGCAGAACATCTAATTGAAGACTCTTGGGAAAGAGCTTTAGAAGCTGAAGTAGAATCTACAATAAAAGACTTACCTCAAGACATTAAAGACTTGATTAAGTTTGCCTCTAAAGGAGGTAATGTTGGAGAGCTATTAGGTAAGATGGTTCAACATGCAACTTCAGGTATTACTAAGAATAGTGATATTAATAATGAAGATGTTCAAGTTCTTGCAATAACTATGGATTTAAAAAATCAAGGTTATGATCAAGAATATATAGACTCTCAAGTAGAGTTTTTAAAAGATAGTGGAAAACTAGGAAACATTTCTAAAAAATCTTTTGATAAAATTATAACAGGACAGGAAGCTGAAACTGCAGGTCAAGTTGAAAGACAAAAAGAAAGTGTAGAGTTCAGAAAGAAACAAGCTAGAGAGTATAAGACTAACATCACTACTCACATAAATAGTTTGGCTGAAACAAATGGGTTACCTTTATCTAAACAAGATAAAATTAGTCTCCCAACTTATATTTCAGAACCTAATGTAGAATTACAAGATGGTAGATATGTAAGTGAAATGCAAGCTGATCTATTCAAGGTTATGGCTGACAAAGACAAGATAGTTCTTTTAGCTAAACTATTAAAAACAGATTTTGACTTTAGTGCTATTGAGAGAAGAAAACAAACTCAAGCTGCAAGAGGAGTCAGAGAAGCTGTTGAAAGAGTTGACAGAAAGGAATTATCAAATTCAGAAAGTGGAGGTCACAAATCCAATAAAAAGGCCCTCTGGGATATGCTAGAGGATTAATCAATTAATTACTAACTTTAAATTAAATCAAAATGGCTACATTAGGAAGCAAGCTTCTCGTTAAAGAGATGGAGTGGAATGCCAACATGACTGAGCAATCTCACTTAGGTGCTGCTCTGATTGCTAAACCACACCGTATTTTAGGAGAAATGGACAAGCTGTTCTCAGCTCAGAATTATTACTCTGATAACCCAATGTCTTCTTTGTTGATGGGTAATTCCAAAACAGAAGAAACAATTGGTAATACAGAATGGGAATGGGAATTGAAAGGTGCAAACACTAGACCTCTAGTTGTTGTAGAAAATGTTGAAGTTGTTACAAACTTGACACCTGGAAAATTCAAAAAAACATTCAAGTTAAAACTTGATGAAAACTGGTACTTACCAGGGGATGTTATTATGCCAGGTACTTCTAACAAGAAATATCAAGTGCGTGTACAAAACCAAGGAGTAAAACATGGAGATGGAACTGTCTACACTGTAAGAATGAACTCAGATGATCCTCAAGCATTTATGCCTGTGAAGTATTTGAAACCAGGACAACAATGGGGTAAATTATTCTCTCAATATGAAGAAGCTGCTGAGCAATCAGGTTCAACTGTATTCAGTTTGCCAATTGCATTCAGAAACAGAATGTCTAAGTATAGAAAAGAATATAGAATTACTGACTATGCTTCTACTGAAGTATTGGCTGTAGCTATTCCTGATTCAAAAGGTGCTTATCACAATTCATGGATGCGTTATGCTGAAGTTGAATATTGGCAACAATGGTACAGAGAAGTAGAACGTGGATATTGGTATTCAAGATCTGCAGATACTGTATTAGGAGCTAATGGAAGACCAGTAAGAATGGGTCCTGGAATTCAAGAGCAATTAGAAGATTCTCACCAACATAGGTATTCTCACTTGACTGCTAAGTTAATTGAAGAGTACTTACAAGATATTTTCTATTCTCGTGTTAAGCCAGGTGCTGGAAGACAAGTTAAAGGATTCACAGGAGAGTATGGAATGTTACAATTCCACAGAGCTATCCAAGATTGGCAGAACAAATCAGGGTTTATTAAAAATATTGAAGTTTACACTAACAAAGTGACTAACTCAGTACATACTAATTCCCTTGAAGCAGGTTACCAATTTGTGAAATATAATATGGCAAATGGTGCATCTCTTGAGTTAATCCACAATCCTCTTTATGATGATAGAGAGATTAACTTTGAAATTGATGAAGTTACAGGTTTCCCAATTGAGTCTCAAAGAATTACATTCTTAGATTTCTCAGGAGAATCTAAAAACTCTAACATCAAAATCATGAACAAGAAAGATGGTTTTGCCTTTACTTATGTTGAAGGTATGTATGGTCCTTATGGTCCTAAAAATGGTGGTTCTTCTGCACACTCTGGTTCTTACTATGAAATGCATGTTGAAAAATCATGTGGTATCCATATCCATGACATCACTAAATGTGGAGAGTTAATCTTATCTCGTAACTAAGATGGCATCTAGTAAAGCAGGTTTATGTAGACCTAAATCAGGTGGTACAGGAAAGCCAAAACCAATGGCAAAACCTAAAAAATAATATTGTATATTCTACTAATAAGCTCCTGTAACAGGGAGCTTTTGGTGGTAAAGGGAAAAAAGTTTTCCTAGAATAGTATCATTAACTAAAGAGAAAAGTATGATAACACCAATTGAAACAGCCCTAACCTTTGGGCAAGCTATTGAAGCTTTAAAAAAAGGTAAAAAAGTTGCCAGAGCAGGATGGAATGGCAAAGGAATGTTTTTATTCTTAGTTCCTGGTAGTACTTTTAAAGTAAATAGAGCTCCATTAATGGGGATTTACCCAGAAGGTACAGAAGTAAACTATTGTCCTCATATTGATATGAAGACAGCAGATGATAAAGTAGTTCCATGGTTAGCATCTCAAACAGATGTATTAGCAGAAGATTGGGACATTGTAGAAAATTTAATTCCAAGTTCATTAATTTAAAAAGAAAAATTATGAGTTCAGTAAAAGTAGAAGTAAGACCTATTGAGTCAAAAAGATGGCATAATAAAACAGGTCAAGAGTCTTTCACAAGACCCAAAAAAATCCAAGCATTGGTAGATGGTAGTACAATGAAGTATGCTACAGGCCTAACAGATGCGGATATTAAAGAATTAGCCAAGAGAGGTGTAAACTATGATTTATCAGCTCACTACAATTCTGAAACTCCACATGCATTTTGGGATTCAGGAATGGCAATTATTAAACTAGAGAACAATACAATGTTCTTTGATGCAGACAATGCCCTAGATTTTATCAAAATCAGAGTAATGAAAGCAAGCAAGTATGTTGCCAATTCAATGGCAGAATATGATTTAGGAGCATGGCCAGAAGCTACTCATGTTATTTTTGATGAAGCAGAACAAGCATCAGTAATGGCAAGTAAAGTAGAACAAAAGAATACTGCTATCATTGAAGCTTCTAAACTATCTTTAGATAGAAAAGTACAATTGATACTTGTATTAGGTGGTAAGAATATGAAGAACCAATCAGCAGATTTTGTTGCTGTAGAGTTAGATAAAATCATTACTAAAGATGCAGGAGAGTTCTTAAGATATTTGAATATGGATAAAAAACAAACAGCATCACATGCCCTTGTTTTGGAAGCATTACAAAAATCAGTATTAAGAAGAGAAGGTCAAAGAATCTTCCATATGGATTCTCCATTAGGAATTGATGAAATTGAAGTTGCTGAGTACCTTTCAAAAGAAGAGAATCAGGATATTAAAATGTTGATATTGTCTAAGATTAATAACTAAGAGTTATGACAACCAGGGAAATGCACTATGACTTCAAACAGAAGTTTAACAAAATAGATAGTCAAAAAAACAAGGGCCTTTTGGTTCCTGAAATTGACTGGCTTCTTAATGAGGCTGCTGAACTTTTTGTTAAAAGAGTTGCACAACCTAAAGCTGACAATGGACTTGGTTTTGAAATGTCTCAAAGAATAATTGATGATATTAAAAGCATTGTTGTTGGTGGTACATGGACTCCTGTAGTTAATAATGTTATTACTTTACCTGTTAATTACTTATATTTTGTAAGATGCAGAGTAAAGTTATCAAAAGGAAATTGTAAAGGAGAAGAAGCTGTTCTTTATATTAGAGAACACAATGACCTTTTTGAAGAAAGTCAATTCTATAATGGCTCTTTTGAATGGAGAGAAGTTAATGGAATTTATGAATCTCAAGGTATCCAATCTTTTACAGATGGAACCTTTACAATAGATGAAGCAAAATTGTCTTATATACGCAAAATGGTTTATATGCATAATGCCCAAGATTTTGGTGCAGGGTCTTATAACCATCCTTCAGGTGTCACCTTAACAGGTACTGTGAATTGTGATCTCCCAGACCACACCCATAGGGAAATTGTTGATATAGCAGTGATGCTTGCTGCAAGTGAAGTGCAAACTTCAGACTTACAAGGTAAAATTGGTAAGTTAGGTTTTAATCAGATTGTTTAATTAATAAAAATTAGAAATTATGAGTAATCGTAACAATGATGTTTTTCAAGTATTACCTACAAGAGGTAATCAAGCTTTGGCTACAACAGGGTCTACTATAGATTCTTTGTTACCAGGGCAATTAGGAGTTTTTGATGCTGAAACAGGTTTAGCTTATGCAACTGCAGTTCCTGTAGGAATTAAAGCCATTACTCTAGCTGTTGGTATTGGTAATGGTACTTTAACAGATATCAGGACTTCTGCTGGTCAATTTATTCAAACTAAAGGTATTACAGATTTAACTTTTAAACCTCACACTGCAGGTCAAGCCATGAAGGTTACTGTAGGTAGTTTTAAAGCTGAATGTGATACTGAGTATGGAGTAAGAATTGAATTCCGTAATTCAAAAATTAGTAGAATTCAAGGATTTAACCAATTTAGTAAAGCTTTCTTGGTAACAACTCCTTGTTGTGATGATTGTGCTGAAGGATGTGGTTCTTTAGATGCAAATGTATTGACTCAATTGTTTATAGCAAATATCAATGCTGATGCTTCTAAATTAGTTTTAGCTCAGGCTGTTGCAAGACAACCTTTGACTACTGCTACTCATGGAACTTCTGTGAACTATGCTACAGGTGCTGTAATGACTGCTGCTGATGTTGCACAATTAATTGTGTTCAACTCTACTGCTTTAGCTACTGCTCAAGTATTTGCTGATTTTCAATTAGTAAGTCAACCATTAGCAATTGGTTCTTATTGTTCTATCAACTTACATTACTACAAATTATTGGAAACAGTTTTAATTGTTTCTTTGATTGAAGGTTTTGGATGTTCAGGAGCAACTACTATCAACCAATATCCAGTGTATGAAGAAGGTAGTGGAATTAATATCCAACAAAAAGAGTACCATGCATCAGGATGGGCAGGTTCAGGACCTTACAAATTGTCTCAAGTAACAGGTATGGGGTATGAAAATATCAACTATCTTTCTGTAAAAGGAACTACTTATGATCAATTTATTGTTCAATATAACCAAACTTCTGAAGCAGGATGGCAAGAATACAGTAACACCTTAAGTACTGTTATTGCTATTCCAGAAACTGATACTGTAACAAGACAAGCTGTTGCAACAATCCTTAATTCTTTCTTATCTGTTTCAGGATTTGATAGTTTAATTGATGATGCTGCTGCTGCAAGTACTAACCCTGTTGTAGTTGAACCTGTAGTTACTTCTGCTGCTACTGATGGTATAGCATAAGGAAACTTAAAATAAAGCTATTTAATAAAACATCTCTATTTCTATAGAGATGTTTTTTTTATTTTGTATATTTGAAGCTTAAATCACTTTCCCATGGCTTTGAATTACACATACTTAAAATACAAAGACACATATACACTTACAAACAATGGAAGTGTAGATCTTACTTACTCTGTAAGTAAAGTAACTTGTGAAACAACTACTGAAATAAAGACAGGAACAATTCTACCTGGGAAGACC